TTAACAGAATCTTTTGGCATTTCTGTAAATAGATCAGAATTCTGAATATTTTCTAAAACTGGTCTAGTTCTAACTACAACTGTATAATCTGTATTCGTTGTAGGTGTAAATCCTGCTGATGGTGTAACTTTAAATCTTTGTAAGCTATAATTAAAAATTGTTGAAGTATCAAAATTACTTGGAACTGCTGCTACAACAAAGTATTGAGTTGCGGAAACATATAATAAATCTCCACATCTAACTTCTGGAGCAATATTTGAATTATAACCAGTTAAATATCCTTGAGATGAAACTAAAGTATATGTAAATTTATCTCCGATAAGTTTTTTCTGGTCAGTAGGAGAAACATCGGATGTTAAAATTGTTGTCCCTAAAGCATTTTTACCAACAATTTGCCTAACATCATTAAATTCATGGGAATATACTCCACTTATTGTTCCTTTATCCTTTCCATCAATTTCAATAACTTCATTTACTTTAAAAGATCCAACCACACCAGTCAATACAATCGATTGACTGGTAACTGATGTTTGACCAGAAGTTGGAATCCTAATGTAACCAGTTGCACCAGAAGTTTTACCTCTAACTAAAGAACCACCCTCAATTGTTGTAGATGCATTTAAATAAATTCTAGTAAACATGGAAATATCAAAGAGATATGCATCATATACATCATTCAAATCTCCTTCAACAGTATCTGATCCACTTGAAGAAAATTCCCAACTTGATAATCTTGCTAGTCCAATAATATTCCCAGCACCAACTCCAGTTGAAGCGGTAAATGTATCTCTCAATTCTACGATTTGATATGAATCTAAAATGTCTGGTCCACTTAATACTGGAGATCCATATACCTTAGTAACTTTTACATTATTACCAAGTTCAAATGGAACAATATTATTTTGTAATGATTTGTAAGATCTTGGTTTTGGCAAATCCAAATAAACTGGGTTATCCCTTGTAATTGGATAACCTTTTAAGTATACTTTTCCTGGTGATATATGAATAGTATATAAATTTTCGGAAGATTCAACACCAGTGTCTTCGGTCAATTGACCAGGTAAATATACTCCATTATTAAAACCATCATTTAAACATTCTCTAACTTTAATGTCAAATGGTTTTATCATGAAGTCACCAGCTAAATCAGAAACCACATTTGCAAAACGCTTTTCCAATTCACTATATTTTGTTTCATCTACTTTTAATTCAACCTTTCCATTTTTTAAACGTAAAAGTTCGTAAAAGTTTTTATCAGCATCATCATCAACATCTTTTTTAACTAAAGTTGCTTTAATTTTAAATCTATGAGCACCTGGAGCTGCATAGTTTGATGATCCAGCAGCATTATCATTTAATGATGCATCATCTTCAGAAGTAATAATGGATTCTGAAACTTCTAATCCAATCCTGAAAGTTGGATTTATTGAATATTGTTCTAGTATTAAACTTTGATATTCAACGTCAACAAAAAATCCTCTAATAAAATAAACACCACTATTTACATATGCAATACAACCAGTCCTTGTAGAATTATTTGGTAGTAATTGCGCTACAGGAGTACCAGTTTCTATTAGAGTGGTTGCATATGTGATGTCAGTATTTACAACAATTTGCTCATTATTAATAAATTTTTTAATTGATTTATTTGTTCCACCAGATTCAGTATATTTAATGTATAAAGTTATAAATCCTTCTGTAGATTCTATAGCAGGTATTGTTTTAATAACTTCTGCTTTTACTCCACTAGTAACTCCAGTAATAGTAGTTCCTAAAAATTCTTCTCTATAATTTTCAACCTCAGATCCCAAAAATGATGCCTGAAGTAAAATACAATCTACATTATTGTCCCAACCAACCTGACCTGGAATAACCATAGCACCATCTTTAAATAGGTGCGTACCAACGCTCTCTACTTGATTTTGTAAAATTGTTTGAAGTGTCGTTAGTTCTCTAGCCTGAATAGGAAATCCAGGTCTAAATAAAACCTTGTAAAAATTCTTAAATTTATCAAAATCGTCATAATATGGGCTGACGTTCAGGTTGGTGTTCTGTGACATTTTTTTCCTATTCTACTTAAAATTCGATAACAATTTTGATGTCTTCGATTTGATCACTTGCGCGAGAAATCGATCTCCTATTATCTATATAGATAACATCTCCAGTATTTCTTTGTATCTCGGAGAAAGCATAACCAGAGGTAAAACTCATACCTAAATCATATTCTGTATTGTTAATTGTTCTGGTAGAAGTTCCTGGAACTGGAGGAAAGTTTACATCTGGTTCAGCAGATGCTCCAGATGTTGAACCAAGAATAACATTACTACCATCAAATAAATTTAATGATCCGATAACTTCTGGATAAATTCCATCAATTTTATTTTGATAATATTTTAGAACTTTTGTTACTGGATTCCAAGAAATTACTCTACCTCTTGCAGTAATTTGCGATCCTCCAACTGTTCTTGTTTGTGTAATAATTTCGTCAACGACAAAATTTCCTTGAAATGTTGGGGAAAAAATTACAGCTTTTGTTGAACTTAATGTAAGTTCATCAGACAACTCTTGTGTATTAAACTTATATGGATTTAGTAACAGTCCAATTCTTCGATAATCATTATCAACTGGGAAATCTCCAGATCCTTCAGAATATGATAGTTTTGCATTAACCATGACTCTAAATGCACCCAATTCAAATGATGGATCGGATCCATGTCCACCCTGAGGTGGAATAATTACATCGATTGATCCTCCAGATCCAGTTCCAATACCATTTACAGAATCAACAATAATTTTTCCAAAAGTATATCCAATTCCTCCAGATGTAACTGTAGCATTAACAATTTTACCACCATCAATAATTATAGAAACTCTTCCACCAGATCCATCACCAACAATAGGAATGTTATCATATGTTCCGTTATTATATCCTGTTCCTGAAGCAGTAATAACTACAGTATCAATTTCTCCTGCTACTGCGTTAGTTTGAACAGAAGAATCTGACAGAACTGGAATATATTCCGAAGAGAAGAATTTTAAAACTTGGGCAACTGGAATAGTATACATGTACTTCCATCTATAACCATCAGCAGTAGTTACGATAGAAGTTGATGTTCCTGTAGGTTCAATAGTTGAAGGTTTTCCATTAGGATCTGATGGTGACGTTCCATTATAAATGCACTTATATACTTGATATGTAGAATTAACTACATAAAAATCTGATTCATAAAGACGTGTCGATCCAGATGCTGCAGTTTTAGTTGGAGAATAATCATGCCTATACATATCATAGATATAACCTAATCCACCAGTAGTTTTTTCTGGAGAAGTCCAATCAATACGACGAACAACTTGAATAGTATCATTTGCTAAAACTCTTTTAAGAGATATCATGTCGTCGTATAAATCACTATACTGTTCAAAACTATCGATAGCTTGAGGAGGATTATTCTCATTATCCCATGGTTGAGGTCTACCAATAAAAACATATAGACGATCTCTATCACTACCAGCAACAAGATCACTTGCTTCTGGATCTGGACCCTCTAATGATTTAATAAATTTTGATGCCGAATAAATTCGGAATTGATCTGTAAGAAGTGCTGACATTAATTTATCCTAATGTTTGTATTAATCCCATACTATATTTAGTTACTAAAATACATCATCTCTAAGAATAGTTAAGTATTCAATTGATTTGATCCTCCAGGAAGCTCCGTTTGTACCAGATAACTTCTCTCCCCCTAAAATTGCCTGTGCTACGACACCAGAACCAGTTCCACCAGAAAATGAAATCGATGGTGGGGATGTATATCCATAACCACCAATATTCATATTTACTGATGTAACTTGGTCAGCAGTTAAAACTGCTGTAGCTGTAGATGAGACAATCGAACTTGGAATTACAACATTAGGTGCAGTAGCACCATACCCAAGTCCAGGATCTAAAATACGAATATCGACAATTGTAGAATCACTGGAAAATTCGTATAAAATACCGTAATCTGGATTTCCCGTATCATAGGGAATAATATCTTCCAAAATTAATTCAAAAGTATCTTCGTCCCAAGAAGATACAGTAGCTTGAATTAATGAGTCAACTCCTATTACAGTTTCGCCTGCAACAAATGGTAAATTATTATAATAATTAGAATTACTTACATCCATAGTAACTTTGAGTTTTGCATAATGTTCTATACCTTCATCCAATTGACCAGCATCCACTACTGTTGCTACTTTAAATGGATCTGAAGAATCTTTCATTTGATCACCAATATCAAAAAGAGTTGTATTTGTACCGCCTACAGTTTCTTCGATTCCATATAAAGTTGAAGGAATTCCACCATCCAAATTAATTCTATTTTCATAATCAGTTCCAGTATTAATTAGATCTGGATACCCATCACCATCTCCACCAAGTTCTGCATCATCTTTAAATGCTTTATCAATTTCAATTCCTGGTGGACTAGTTAATACATAGATAATTTCTCCTTCAACATCAAGTATGACATGTGGTAATTGGAAAGAATCGGTTGAATCTGCAATTCCCGCATCAAAAGCAATTGCCGATTTATCAGCAGGAGATCCTGCATCAATAAAGGCCAATTCATCAACTTGGAAAACTATAAAAAGTTCTTGTGTTTCTGGTCTCCAATCGTATACTATAGCGATTTTACTAGAGGCACTTTCTAGTGTTCTGACAATTCTGTCTCCAACATTAAATTTATAAGTACTTATATTTGTATCTGGATCATTCTGAGTATCATCCAAAACAACTCTTTGATCATATCTGAAGTTTATTCCTCTTGTACAACCAGTAAATCTTTTTGCATCTTTACCTGTGTAACGTATTAATTCTTTTTCAAGTAATAAAATTCCACTTCCAGGATATGCATCCGTCGATGATACATATATTGTACTACTGTTTCTGTTGACATCCGCTGTCAGTCCAGTTAAATTATATAATCGTAAGTTATATGCCTGCCTATTTCTAGAAACTCTTTTTAATTTTGCTTGCCTAGTAAAAACTATTTGAGGTGGAGTTGTATATCCTTGCCCAGGATCGGTAACTACAATATCTGTAAGTGATCCTTGATTAATTACCGCTTTTCCTTTTGCTCCAGATCCACCTCCACCAATAAATAAAATATAAGGTTCTTGTAGATAAAATTGCCCAGGATTTGAAATTGATATATCTGGAGAAACAATACCTGTCAGATCTACCTCAGCTGCCCCTGTTGCTCCAGTGCCTCCTCCTCCAGTGATAGATAGGAATGGAGTAGTTTCATACCCTCTACCCGCGTTTAAAATTGATAATCCAGTTACAGATTTTGATACCGCTCTTAATTCTGCTCCTACTCCACCTCCACCCACAATTTCAGCATTAACATCAAAAAAATAACCATCTCCAGATTTTAATACTTGAATATAATCAATTGATCCATCTTCTTTTAAAATAATTTTTGCGCTAGCTTCATCGGGTTCTTCGTAATCTTCTGGTAAATTATAAGAAAATTGTATACGTAGTGGATCATATCCCTCTCCACCATCCAGTACCTTTACAGCAATAATTACTCCATTTTGAATAACTGGTTCCAATACCGCATCTCTTGTTGGAGTACCACAATTTTGTATAATTAAATTTGGTGGTTGTTCTGGATCATATCCACTACCACCATCTTCAACTCTTACAGAATCAACTGTAAGAGTTTCAAGATTAAAAACTGGTGTAATTATAGCTCCAGATCCAGGTACTATTGCCATTCTCTTTATTACTCTTTAGCTTATTTATTATTAAAATTCTAGTTGAACATATGTAAGAGTTACTGTAATAGAAGCAGGGGATCCACTTTTATTTTTAACTCTTAAATAAACATTAGAAGATGGAGTTGAATCATTATTCCACCCTATTACTGATGGAGTAATCAATTTAGTATCTGCTGAAGTTGTAATCACATCAGCAATAATGCCAGATCCAGATGTTGGTAAAGTAGATTCAATTCTTGATGCATCACTTACTCTACTAGCAGAATCTATATACAAAGTAACCCACGCAGCATGAGATGTTTCAATCTTTAGGAGAGCGTATGTTTTACATGCAGAGATTGTAACGTTTGCTGAAGCACTATCATTTAAACTTGTAGTAGTTGTCGATGATGTAGTTCTTGTTGGAGTATCTGTTAAATCTTGATAACTACCAGATAATGCTACGTCAGAAAGAACGGGTTTATTTGTTAGATCTAAATATGATCCAGAAAATAAAAGCGGTTTATTCAGAATACGTGCTACCCCAGCAGTAGCATTCCAATCCGAACTTACTTGTGCGGCAGGAATAGTTGGAACACCAGAAAGGTCAGAGTATGATAATTGAGCACTAACAAAATCCGTTCCATTAGACCTCAAAACATTTCCAGTAGTAACATTATTAATGTTTATTTGTAAATCAGTACCATTTCCTAAATCATTATAAATTTCATTTAAATTTGAATTGATTTTTTGGGCACCAGATCTAATACTATCTCCAGTGCCGTCATTAGCTTGTGATCCTACATTAATAAGTTGTTTAGACATTTTTTTGTAAATTCCTATGTAGTTATTTATGCCTGATCAAATGTAACAGCATTACTATCAAATCTCAAATCATCGTCATCATACTTGAATCCAAACCCAGGATTTACATCTGGAACATTATTATCAACCAGAATTGATGGATATGCATATCCACTTCCTCTATTTACTACATTAACTCTAGCAATTCCCACTAATGCCTTTGCTTGAGCATCAAATCCAGTTAGTGAATCAAATGAAACTGTTGGACGAGAAGTATATCCATCTCCAGTAGATGTTAATTGTAACGAAGAAACTCTTCCAGTTATAAGAGAAGATAGAGCAGCAGCATTCCTTCCTAAAACTGATCCAGTATAATCGAAAGTAACTAGTGAATTTGACGATTCAATAATTGCAACAGTTCTATCAAGATCTTCTGCTTCTATTTCTAACTGATCTCCTGGTTCAATTGGTGGAATAATTTCAGACGCGATAACGTCAGCATCGGAACCAATATAAGAGAATGCAACAAATGTTGATCCTGCTCTTGGAACTTCTGCAAAAATTATTCTAGAACCAACCAGTTGGAAAGATACTCCTGGTTCTTGTATAACACCATTTAATGATACAATAATATTATTTTCTGGTTTTATAATTTGAGATTGGACTCCTTGAGTTAAAGTTAATGAATAAAATACTTCATTCAATTTTAAGTTAAAACTACTTCTTAATGAATCAAATTCAAAACTAATATCGTCCAATTGACGTAGTTTTCCTAGATAAACAGCATTAAATGAAGATCCGATTGCAGGTGCTTCTGTGAATTCTATTGTGTCACTAAAAGTAGTATATGATGCATTAGGAGGTTGTAATATACCATTTACAAATACTAACACAAAACCATCATTATCTGGAAAATATTGATCACCATTATTTGTAGTCAATTTAAATGTAGTTTGCACTCCATTAAATCCTAAAAATGTTCTGGAAATTCTTCCAACAACATCTACTGCAGATACTACACCAGCACAATAGTTGGAATCACTAATTATTTCTGAATATACATTAATATCTCCAACAATATTTGATAGGTATAATCTAGTATACTGACCAACTGATGTAACTTTTTCTACTCTAGCGTATCCTTGAGAGTTTATTTCACTGACATTTATAATTGTAGCTTGACCAGTTGGAGCGATATCTACAATATCTTTATAGTATAAAATACTATCACCATTCGAGTAAATTGTAGTTGTTACATTTGAAATATAAAGGTATGCAGTAGTAGAATTGATAATTTCATATCCTAAAATTGTTGCTTTCTTGTTTAACTCTACATCTCTAAATATTGTTCCACCAACATCAAATATGTTGTAAACATTATCATACTCAACTGTTAATTGATATATCTTGGATGATTGGATAATCGATCCAATTGATAAAGCAGGAGATCCATCTTTAACAGCAACGTCAATATATTTTTCTGTAATTGACGAATAAATGGTTCTTCCAACCAAAAATTCACCAAATAAACTTTCAGTTTCAATTATTAATCTACCTCCAGTATTTGATAACACTGGAGCATTATTATACTCATAATTTTGTAATATTCCTTCAAAGTTTGAATATAAACCAGTAATATACTGATCATCTTCAAATTCACCAATAACATTTGTCAGTTGGACTCTATTTGTGATATCTGTAATTTCTGCAGTATACCCATCATCATTAACTATAGTTTGTCCAATAGAAAATGATCCAGATATAATAACAACATCAATATAACTTACAAATTCTCCATTTTCAATTGAGTCAATAGTACAAGAACCAGAAGCAGATGGTATACGAGTTATTTCTTGCCCTCTTTCAAATATTTCTACTGGATTATCATAAGTTATTGTAAATCTCTTAAGAATTTTTCTTACTTTTCCTCTATTAAATATAATACTCTTAAATTCCGCAAATTCACCAGATGATATTCCATAAAAATAATCGCCAACACTAATTGATCCAGAGACTGGTGTTAATGCATTTCTAGTAGGATATGACTTTGTTGGAATTGTAAGTGCGGATGTTGCAATAATTTCATTAGTAGCTATATAAGTTGGATTATTTAAAACACCCAATAAAATATCCATTCTTGCATCAGTAAAAGATTGTATTTCAGTTAAAGATGCTCCAGTAATAGAAACACTTGGATCTACATATGAAACTTGTCCTGATGCTGGTGCTGGTGTGATTAATGTTTCGGCAACGGCAGATCTTATTAATTCTTTGACTCTTTGATACGCATAAATTGATTGAATTAATTCACCATCTAAAGAAGTTATTGTTCCTGTAGTGGCATCAATATAAGAGGTTGCTGCTTCAACAATTGCACTGTTACCGTCAGTCAATAAATCATAAACAATTGCATCAATAACATAACCAATATCTCTCAAGCACTTAGAGTTTCCTCCAGGAACTGAGAATCCTGGATAATTATTTAAGGTTCTTTGAAGTGCTTCATATTTAATGTACTCTTTATTAAAAATGAGTAGTTTAGCAGCATCTCTATATAATTTATTTGAATCACTTTCAGATTGCCTGGTAACATGATTCATATTACCGTTTGAAATTGCAGTCGTTAAAATAGAGAATAGTGTTGTAATTGCAGATGCTACATTACTGCAAGAATTTGCACTTGTATTTGAACCAACGGTTCCTGCTACAGTTTGTGCTGCAGTAGTAGTATTTGCATATGAAACAGTAGTTGCAGTACAAGCTGTTACTACATATGAACCATTATATCCAGTTGGTGTTATACCAGAAACAGTAATTGTTTGTCCAATAGTAAATGGTGCAGATCCTTGATTTGCAAAAGTTAATGTTGCTGTTGTACCATTACCTGTTGCTGCAGTTGTTGTGATATATCCATCAGCAATAATCGTTAAATCTTTAACTTGAGTTAACGTTGAATATCCGCCAATTGTAATTGTCTGATTACGCATGGCTTGAATAGCCATATCTCTTGCCTGATTAAACGCATAATTTGATTCTGTTTGTTCACCACCTAAAACAGGATTTATGGTATATAATTGTGCGTAATCATATATACGAGCATTACCACCATTCCTTAGATCATATACAATTGCAGTTAAATTATCAATAATATCATCGATACAGTTTTGATTTCCATTTGGTACGCTAAATCCAGGATAGTTTGCTAACATTCTACCGACTGCAACCTCAGCGATTAATTGCTTATTTGCATCGATTAGATTTGAAGCATCGTAATATCTACCATAGTAGGTATTTCTTTCTGGTATTAAAATACCAATCGCTAAATTAAATAATGTATCTATGGTTGCCTTTATTCTTTCACAATTTCCACCATATGTTCCATTATCGGATAAAATCGTAGAATCTGTATGTGGAGATGCTGTAGCACCATATGTTGCCGTATATACAGTTGAAGTTGTACCACTAACAATCCAGTTATCAACAGCGTATTGACATAGTATATTTGCATATTCTAGAGCAATTACTGTAGGGAGAAGTTCATTTTTAACGTACTCAATTTCATTATTACCAATATAAAATTCCATAGCTGCAATAGTATTTGCATTTCCACCAGTTAATAAATCCGTTATAATAGATGGAATAATATAATCAGTTATATCTCTTTCACACGTTACTGGAGATCCATTTGGATATGAGAATGTTGAATATGTGACTCCTGCTACAGTAAATTTGAAATAATTTTCAATATAACCAGTTGATTCTTGAGCGATAAAATCTCTATTGAACCACAATTGATCAGCAGCGTCTCTGTATACTTGATCCGCAGGAGCTATAACTTCATTAATTTGCTCCCATAGAGCATCAATCGCTGACTGAACATTCGCACAGTCTGGATTAGATGGATCTGGAATTATATCGTATGGTGGAACAGGAATTTTATCAGTATATAGAGGTGAAGTACTTAATGTTCCTATAACAGCTTGTTGACATAAAGCACTCATTTGAGTATGAGCATAAAGACTTTGGAGTGCTTGAAGTCTAATGTAATTTAAACCACCATTAGCATCTAGGTAAAATCTAGCAGCAGTTACAGATTCATAATTACCACCATTTTCAATATCCTTAATAACAGCATCTAATAATAGTGATAGATCCAACTTACAACGATTTGTACCATCTGAGGATCCTGCTACATCTCCTGGAATAATTAAATCTGGATAACGGTTTTTCATTCTTCCAACCGCTTCTTCAATAATATAGGTGGCATTCAAACGAAGAAGATTTGCAGCATCTCTAAATCTATGTCTACCATCATCACCAATTTGATTGGAAATAATAATTTTATCTGTAGTATCAATTTGCTTTCCTGATATTGGAACTTCAATATAGTTAGAAACTACAGCAGTAATAATTGGATCGAAATGAATAAGTAATTTTGTATTGTTATCTGATGTAAATGCTGTAGTAGATGGTGTAAATGTGGTTGTATATCTAGCAGTATTTGATACTCTAATTTCATCCAAATAACCTCCAAATCCAAAAAGACTCTGCCAATCTGCACCAATTCTAATTGGTTTTGCAGTATAATTATTTGAGTCTGTATAAGTGCTTCCTACTTGAGTTCCATTTAAAAATAATTTTAAACTTGTTCCAGACCTTGACAGTGCTAGATGGGACCAAGTACTTCCAGTAATCGAAGTTGCACTTGAAATTCTTATAGCGCCATTTATATAAACATATGGTCTATTTAAATTATCAATACCGAGAGTTATAGCATCATTTGGTTCCGAAGTACGAGCATCAAATATAGTTTGGTATGCCCCAGATGTAGTTCTGTATACCCAACATTCGTATGTAAAATCTCCTGTTCCCCAGGCGAAATCGGATGAAGATAATATACTCAAGTAATCTCCCGATCCATCAAATAGAGCAGAAACTCCACTAAATTTACTTTGAGCAGTTGATATTGAAGCATTACCATTTTTAGCAATTTTATGCGTAGATGAGCTGGAATCGACGATATCTTTACGAATTGTTTCTTCAGAAGTAAATGTACCACTTAAATTACCCAAATATAAAGTCTTTAATGCATAATTTACACCAATAATATCTGCAGTTTGACTAGAAGTTAATCCAGTAATACTGTCGCCAATATTAAAGTTACCTCCAGAAAGAGTGTGATATGTTAATTTCCTTACAACTAATTCTTCAGAAGAATTCAAAGCACCTGATTGATTAATATATTCAAATTTTATATTTTGAACAAGATCATTATCAACAACAGATGAACTTCCAACTTCATAATCATAATCAAGAATGATATTTGAAACATCTTCAAATGGAACAAAGATTGGTTCTACCTTAAGTTGGGGATCATTTATATCTTGAACCTCAACTAATGATTTACTAATATCATCGACAATTACATTAGGTAAAGTTGGATTTACTATCCTATTAAATAGCAATCCAAAAAATGTACTATTATCGCTAATTGTGATTGAAGATAAGAAATCTCCAGTTGTAGGATCTGAATATGGTGCGATTCCAACAACTTTTGCAATAACACCAGATTTTGCCCCAATAATATAATCATTTAAACCAATTGCTAATAATCCTGTTGGACTTGTATAAGTACCAGAAGATTTACTAATAACTAAAGTATTTGTAGTTGTGCTTGTATTGGTATCAAGATTAATCTCCTCTACAACAGCCGTTTTCTTATTTGTATTACTAATAGACTCTCTAAATTCAAATATATTATTTGATGTATTTTGATTTTGTGATTCTAATGTACAATTTAATCCTGTAGCAGCAGAAATAACTACTTCACCATTTTGGAATCCAGATCCAGTAATATTAAAAACTTTTAAACTATTACTTGTGGATTGTACTACTATGGCTGTAGAATTGGTTGTCAATCCTCGTATTGTTTGTCCAAGTTCTGGTAAAATGCCAGAAACATTACTAATAGTAAATGTAAATGAAGTTTGGAATAATAAAGTCAATTCAGCATAACTAATTCTTGTTGGAGCAGCTGGAGGTTCTGTAAAGATAATGCTTCCTTGCTGCACATCAAATGCTATTCCTGGTGCCTGAGCCAATCCATTTATAACAATCATAAATTGACTAGTATTTGCAATAACTGGTGATCCAGAAATTGTTATTGGGAAAGTTGTTCTTTCACCATCAAATAATGGAGAAATATCATCAAGTCTTTGGACAACAGATGTCAAAATTTCTTCCGATGAAGTTAGTCTGGTATTTCTGAATAAAACTTGAGTGTTATCAAATTCTTCATATATTGGTTCAACCAAAGCAAAATTATTAATATTTGCTACAACAGAACTCTCTATCAAATTAACACTCTTTGTCAATTCAAAATCTAATCTGTCATTAAGTCCTTTTCCTCCACCTTCAATTCCAATTTCACCAAATACTTTAAATCCAGCGGGGTGTACATTATCAATTACGATATCTCTCCAACCTTCAATAGAAACAGGTGATTTAACATTATATGAAAAACTTTGATAAAGATATGAATCTTGAATTTTTTGTACAATTTCACTAGGTTTTCCAACATCATCAATAAATTTACCTACCGTACTTGTAATAGAATCTACTTCAAGGACACCTTTTGCAATATTAATAATGTCAATTGTTCCACTAGCTCTAGATACTGTTCCTGTAATTTGTGATCCAGTTACAAAAGTTCCATTAACATCAGTTAATTTTAAAATTCGTGGACCAATTTGCCAACCATCATTTGTAGATACATATCCTACAGCAGTTGCAGTAGACAAACTTTCTCCTTGATAAACTAGTTCTCCAGATAAAAATCTACCAGTTTCTACGTTTGCTTCAGCTGCACCACCAAAAGAGGTGGTTAGTACAATTTGTCTTCCAGCTCCTCCATTTGCAAAAGAAATATAATTTCCACTTTCAGCATCTTGTGGTGTTAATGCAACTCTTAATTGGTCATCATCAAGACCATTAGCAGATCCTGCAATAGCATAATAAATTTGATCACTATTAATGTATCCAAATGATGTTAATGGTAATTGTGTTCCTTCACCAAGATCTTGTGATGTAAATTGTATTGGAGATGCATTTGTAATTCCATGAGGGAATGCAAATTGGAATAAACCTAAATCCAAGTTGACAACATAAGTAAAACTTGATTTTAACGATACTGTTGGGTTGGAAGAATAACCAAATCCAGCATCTTTGATAATAATATCACTGATTCTTCCATTTCTCAAGAATGCTTGAGCAGTCGCTCCAGATCCACCACCTCCAGTAATGATTACTTCTGGTGGAGTTGTATAACCAGTTCCAGGATCGGTAATTTTAATACTACTTAAAATACTAGTATTAATTAATTGTAAATTTACTGGGAAAGTTATTTCTGGTCTAAGTGTGTAGTCATGGGTATAATTAAATCCAAAATTATTATTTTTTAATTTTTTAATTTTTCCTATTCTAGTTCCTTGAGCAAAAATAGAAGCACCAGTTCCTTTTGGTGGAATTACTACTTCTAATATGGCACCAGAACCAGTAAGAGTTGGACCTAAAATTCCATCTACTGCGTCAATATCAACAAATGCTTCAGTGTAACCCTTTCCAGGATCTGTAACAGTAACTTCAACAATTTGACCAACTGGGTCTGTAGTTCCATCCACTAAAATAGAAACTTTTCCACCAGTGCCATCTCCTAAAATAGGAACTCCAAAATATTCACCTGCAGCATATTCAGTTCCAGGTTCAACAATATTCACTCTTTCAATTTTACGAGATGATTGTATGTCAGTAATAACAGGAACTTTTTTATAGAATCCACCTCCATTAATCAATCTAATTTTTGAAATTGGACCAACTGCTTTTGGTGATGATGTGGAATAAGAAGTTGTTAAAACATTTGCAACTTTTTCTGGTTCAAACGACATTATAAATTTAAATTTATCTGGACCTTGTGTTACAGATCCACCTTGCAAATCTGTAATTGTAAATGTTCCAATATAAGGACTTGGTAAAATATCGATATATGATAAATTTGTTACTGGACCATCCTCAGACAAATCTGCAGGATCTGCATAATAACTGATGTTTGCAGAATCGTCAGTAATTTTAAATGAAATGAATGGTGAATTTCCAGGCTCATCAAATCCAGGTGTACCCTTTCTAATAATATTTTTAAAAGTATACTCAATTTTATATAAATTATCTCTATAGAAAGACAAGTAATGTCCTTGCATAGATGGATGTGCAGTATCAAATGTATATTGCTGACCGTAAATAAATTTAAATATTGGTGTTTTTACAAATAGAGTGATAACTTGTGTTGAAATTGAAGAAGACGGTATACTTCTTAGTTTTAACAAAAATTCTCTCTTAGAAATAATTTTATCTATAGATAAAGTACCAAGCAAATTAGTATATACTGGTTCTGGATCTCCATAGATAATACTAGACTCATCTAAGTAATGTGATACATTAGTTCTAATGAAAACTAAATCTGTTTGAGATGTACTGTTAATTTTTAATATTTTTTTCAAATTAGTTATTACACTAATTTGAGACACTCCTGTTAATCCTGTTATTTGTGCTTGTTGTTTATTTGATGTAAATGAAATTTGATTGGAATTAATTGTAACAACAGATCCAACAACATATGGTGACCCAGAAGAAGTTGCATCAATCCTAATTAAATAATCATCATCCGAATAACTTTTGAATTCTGCTGATAACTCAACTGGTATTTGAAGAGAAAATGTTCCTAAAACAACATTAACAACGTTAGCAAAGGTGTATGGTGAAATTTCATTTAAAACACCATCAGAAGATCCTAAATAACCACTATTTAAAACAAATGTATCAGTCTTATCTGAAATTGTTAGTTTGTTATTCTCCAAATCCTTACCAACAATCTTTGCACTTGCGATAATTGCATTAAGTGAATTATATTGATAAAGTGTAGATCCAATATTATAATCAAAACTTTGATTTATTGTTAACTCTGTAACATTATCTGCCTTAGAAACATTAAAATAATTAAAGAAAAATTTATCTAAAGTCTTTGTTGATAATTTGACTTTTCTACCACCTATTGTAGGAACAGTAGCAGTTCTAGATGACCAAGTATCTTTAGAATTGACAAAATTTTGAGTATTAATCGTCGTTGCCGTAGCTGCAGAATAACTAAAATCTAAAATTTGGACACCTTCACTCGCTAAAGTATATGTTGATGAAGTTAAACCAGTGACAGTTTGCAATAAATCTACATTATACAAAGATCTATTTAATGTTAAATTATTCTGCGTTAATGATATATTTCCAGTTCTTTCAGCATCTACATTCTTATCAGTTTTAAATGCGAAAGTTCTGCTTGGATATGCAGTCTGAATACTATCACCAGATGCAGTTCCATAATTAACAATTGAGTGGGCAGATGTGGGTGGTGTATATGTTGAGGTATAAACTAAGTAATTACTTAATCTAATGTCATCTAACTTCATCGGATGGGAAAATGATCCCGTCGTATTACCAAAATCAATTTGAGCTGGGTCTATATTTGCCGAACTTGTTTGTTGTACATACTGAATACCATTAACGAAAATAGTATAAGTACTAACATTACTTACAACTTTTTTAGTGAGTGCTATGTGAACGTACTGTCCATTTGATAAAGTTAATACATCTGATAATGTGCTCCAAGATCCAGCTACTCCATTTATTTCGCATCTAATTTTCCCATAAGTAGAAGGAGTTGAAGAAGATCCTTGAATTTGAACTAATATTGAATCTAATCCATCAGTTACTGTTATTATATGTGGTATTTTTGATGTTGGGATTGAATCATATTTTAACCATCCCTCAAGAGTCCAAGATGTATTTGTGATGGACGTGGTAGATCTTAATCTACCAAGAAGAGGTATAGTAAACGCATTAGTTCCAAATTTAAAATCTGTAGTTGTAGTAGCACTTCCAGAAGAAACCAAAGATGAAGATCTTCCAGTAGCATCTACCAATCCATTTTCAGCATTAAATAAAAATTGTGTTCTATTTTGCTCTACATTACCAATTAATATTGGATCTCCTGATGTATCTGCTAAACAAGAAACTAGTGTATAACCTCTTGTAATGGAAGAATCTGCAACTTGAGAAGATTTTAAAATAGATCCATCATAACGATATTTTAACGCCCCAATACTTAATGTTGAGTTTGAATTGGTTAAAGTGTAACCAACTGATATTTCATTAAATGGATCTATAGAGCATTTTGATGGAACAAGAGGAATGTTAGTATCTACTGTTGTAAATTTATTTACTAAAATATCTCCATTATTTGATAATCTTAGTAATTGAATCTTATCTTTCAATCCACTACTCACAACTACTGGAGCAGAAGTAATATACAATTGATCATATTCATCAATTACAAACGATACGTCTTCAAATCTATAACCACTATAAGAATATTGGTATATATTTGATACTAAAATTCTATTAGATTGGATAACTAATTTACCAACTAATATGTTTGTATCATTAACAGTTCCAATAACAAAAATATTTCCAGTACTATCAACTTTAACTTGATAAAGTTTTTCGGCATTTCCTGTAGATGTTATTTTTCTTTTAGCTAGAACTTCACCCGAAGAATTTAATAAAATTATAAAACCATCTTGAACACTTGTAGTATTTGTATTTGTGTATCCAACAACAATAATATTATCATTAAGACATGCAATATCTGTAACTACATCTGCTCTAGTGATTCCGCTTATTCCTGAAAGATCGGCCTTCCAACTTAAAGTTGATGTTGATCCAGTTTCAGATTCTACAAATCTAGCAATAAAAACATCTGGGTTAAATGCAGCATTTAAGGAAATATTTGGATATGTTCTTCCGACTACATAAACGTTTGATGAATTTTTGCACGCAGAAACAATTTCAAGTCTAGATGTTGAAGATGTTGGTAAAGGTGAATTTATAACTTTTCCATAAATTTGAACACCATCAGTATTATATTTTGCAATAAATCCTTTATTTGATAATTGAGTTCCACCAGTTTCGGAACTAATGTCAACCAACTCTCCAACAACATAAAAGGATTTATCATCTGCAACTATTGAATTTTTAGCAACAATTTTATAATTTTGATCACTAATTTCAGTGTAAAAATAATCTGCTTTCTTTTTAGTTTGTGGATGTTCAATTCTAATAACTGGTTCTTCCTCATACCCAGCACCAGAATTTTGAATGGTGAAATCGGATAATATACCAGTGTTAGAAATAACTGGAGTTATTTTTGCATCAGATCCACTATTTGATTCAATATCAATTTGTGGTAAATTTTCTGGATCATAACCAATTCCTTCGTCAATTACAGTAATTTTTTCCAATCCAGAAACTGCAAGAACTTTGATAGTCTTACTACTTGGTTCCATAGAAGGAATTGTAGTAATAGTAACTTGATCTCCAACTAATAAATCATGGGGTTCAGTTGTTTGTAATACTCCTTTAAATACATCAAGCGTTGAATTATATTCATATGTAAGTGAAGTGATATCTTTACCTTTAATTTCAGATATTCTTGCAGATGCTCCGTATCCTTCAGTACCAGTATCATCAAAAATTAATCTATCTCCAACTTGATAATTTTGCCCACTATTCTCAATTGTAAATCCTGTAATTTTTGCGTCTTCAAATTTGGTAGTAGTTTCCACCTCAATATCAACTTTTGAAGAAATATCAACTTTTGGAAAATAATCAAAAACTTCTAGTTGCTGCTCTTCAAACATTACATTTGGATCATCAATTTCATCTTGAGAAATAGAACCATCTTTATTTTCATCTTCAATATCAAATAGTAATAAATCACCATTTTCTAAAGTTAATGCGTTTGTTGTTTGATTTGGAGTTCTCTCTATATCAATATCTACATTTTCAAACGGAGTTCTATATCTAACTACTCCAGAAGGAATATAAGATTGAGTTGCAAATTGCGTTAAGTTCCATTTTTCTGGATCCGAATAATATCTTGGGCCTATAATATAGGGAAACTCTGGTTCTCCTGCCAAATCTAAGGTCACAAAATAAGCGTAAACTCCATCAGGAAAATCTGGCGTTTTGCAGAATCTTCCATTATATTCATCTAAATATACAGCAGAACTATTGAAAACATACTCATAATCTTCAATAAAAGTTCCTGCTGGATAAGTTGTTAGAGGAGGTCCTTCAATTCTTATGGGAACTGGGTTAGTATTTTCATCATATACTAAATTAGTTTTTAAACGATAACCACTTCTAATGGGAACTATAGAACTAGAAAGTAAAGTGGGATCACTTAATCCATATGGACCATAGATGGGATTTCCATCATATGCCCAACCTAAAATAGGAGAGTGTGTTACAGAAGATCTCTCCACGAGTTCTCCATTTTGTAAGTCTAAATTATCTCCTAAAACATACCTTAATTGTTTTGGATTAGAAATATGTCCATATTCTCCACCATATTGGGAATTATACCCAACAAAAATAGCTCCGTTTGCATAATCGAAATTTGTTTGCGTGCTTAAGTTATATGTCCATTCAAAAATTTCAGCCTCAAATTCAGCAGATTCCCCAATAGATTCTAATCTTATTTGAGTTGTACCTTGCTTATATCCAATACCTTTATTTAAAATTTGTACGCTAATAACTCTTCCAGAATCTACTCCTTCAGACGAAATGGTTGCTTTTGCTATAGCACCAAAACCATCTCCAGTTATAACAACTCTAGGTGCAGTTGTATATCCAGATCCTGCCGAAATAATTGCAATTGAGGTTATTCTTCCATTACTAACATAAGCTTGTGCAGCTGCACCTTCTCCACTACTTAGTTTAACATTAGGTGAACTTGTATAACTTGTTCCCGAATTTAAGATGACTACATCTTGTACTGGACCTCTAACAATTGCTTTAGCTGTTGCTCCTGTACCCCCTCCACCAGTAATTGTGATTGTTGGTTCTGATGTATATCCTGTACCAGGAGAATTAACTAAAATTTTTGTAACTACACCATTTGTTATAACTGCAGTAGCAGATGCTCCTATTCCAGAAGATCCATAAATTGATACTAAGGGAGAAGATGTATATCCTTGTCCTCCAGTCAACACTTCAATTTCAACTACAGATCCATTTACTACTACTCCTGCAGCAGCTCCACTACCACCTCCACCATTAAATGTTAAAACTGGCGGCACTGCTGCATCATATCCAGATCCACCACTAACAACATTTACATTTGTAACAGGACCATATGGTAGTAATTCTGTTGATTTATAATTCCATATAGATACACCATTAACAAAACTACCAATTGAACCTGGAATAGTATTTGTTTTTAGAGAAATTGTATTTGGTATTCTTGGAAATTTATATAATTTTCTTTGATTTCCTGGAAGAAGGGCTGTTCCCAAAAATGGACCAACTTTATAATTTGGTATTCCAGATGTTGCAACATACACATGATTTGCACTTAAAAATGAATTTTGTATATTTGTTGGAAATTTTGAAATTGAATTATTAATTACTTGAGAATCGCTTTTTCCTGTATTAAGATCGATAGAGATTAAAATATTTCCTTGAGGATTTAATGTTGCTGGTTGTGGTAAATTATACTTAAATACCAAGTCACTTTCTCTGGAAGTTACTAAAAATGTTCCATTAAAGATAATTGGGTTAGCACCATAAACTGTCACTTGGTCACCAACCAAGAGTCCATGTGGATCACCACAAGTAACAGTTGCTGTTTGATTATTAAGACCTCCAAAAGTAATACTTTGTACTGTTAGTAGTTTTTTAACATTATACAACCAACTAGTAACTAATTTACTATCATCAGCAGCTCCTAATTTTGCAATTGATAATTTATCTCCAGTTAAATAATAACTTCCATCATCTATTAAAGAAGTTTGATTTGCATCAACTATACCTAAAATTGATAGAACTACTTCTCTTTCGGTTCCTTTATTTGCATAAATATAAAAATTTGACGTTACGACAGTTCCTGCATCCCATGTAGAAGCAGTAGTTTCATTAAGACCTCTGGTACACTCAATAAACTGGGTTAAAGTCTTTTCCTTATAACGAATGATTTCAGAACCAACAACTATTTCACCATTTCTTTCTGGCCATCCAATAGTAGAATCAACATCTATAATTAAAGTATCATCAACAATTCCCTGAATCAATTTAGTTGAATATGGAATCACAAATTTACCTTGAATAGTCTCTTCAGAAAGAATTAACTCATATACATCATATGTTGCAGTTTGTATTGCTGTATAGTTTTCAACTAATGCAGAAGAATACGTAACGTTTTGATCTACAGGATCTTGTAATTGTTCTATTAAAGAATCTTTTAAATATAAAGGATTTCCAGAAATCAGTTTACATCTTAAAACTGTATCTACCGCCCATGTTGCAGCAGAAGGTTTGATAATTTGATCTTTTGGATAAGTAACATCAATATTTGCACCATATAATAATTTGAACAAATATTTTAAAGAATATACAGTTCCTTTAGATGCATAAAAGTCTTTAATCGTATTTCTTATATTTGAAATATTCAAAGTCTTTTTATCTAATTCTGGAAGACCTGGTAAATATTGATTAGTTATTTTGTCCACAAATTTTGACATAAAAACACTATCAATACTAGTTACAGTAGAACCAGAGTAATGACTAGTTGCTATAGAATTAGATTCATCTTTAAAAATAATATTATTTTTTGAATCGTAATCTAGTAACCCACTGACTCCCCTAGCGCAACCAACAAATTGTGATTTGACATAATCTTTTCCAGGATTAACGATTTCAAATCCAGTAACTTCATCTTTACCAATTTCACTAGATGCTTTTGCTTGAGTTGTTGATGAAATATACACCTTTGGTGGATTCTCAGGAGAATATCCCTCACCAAAATTTAGAATATTGATATCAATAATTTCACCATTAAATACTGAAGCTACTGCCTTTGCTCCTGTTCCACCAATATAATTTCCAAGATTATCTTTTCTATCGTCTACAATATAAACGCTGGGAACATCAGTGTATCCAAATCCACCATCCAATAATTCAATTGAAATGACTCTACCAGAATCATCAACTAAAACATCTAAAATTTGTGCTCCAGTTGGTTGTATAACTTTTACTCTTGGTGGATTATTAACATCATATCCTGTTCCAGCAACAATTATATTGACATCAACTACCTGACCTTTATCATTCAAAACAGACTCGGCAACTGCTTGTATACCAACACTAGTTAGTGGTGGATCAATATAAATTTTTGGTGGATTTGAATATCCAAATCCAGGTGAAATAACATCAATACTCTGAATTATTCCACCTGAAGATACAACTACATTAGAAACTTCTGCTCCAGTTGGGTTTATAAATGAAATTCTTGGAACATCAACATATCCAGATCCACTATTTACCAAACTTAAGGAAGATACTTGCCCAGAATTATTAACTTCCGCAACTGCTCTGGCAGCAGTGCTTCCCAAAGTTTCTGGTTCTGAAATAACTACTAATGGTGGATTTTCTGAAGAATATCCAGTTCCACCATCTAATAAAGTAATTGATTTTAATCCGCCAACTAAAGATTTTGCTGTTGCATATTGACCATTTTCCGATACAACTGATACTTTAGGTGCATTTTCTAATGTATAACCAGATCCACCAGTTTTAACTATGATTCTTTCAACTTCAGAATCATCATTTACAACAGAAAATGCTTGAGCTCCAGATCCAATTGAAATTGGAGTCGTTTTTATATATCCAACATAAATGCTATCTTGAGGAACGGTTTTAAAAATAATATAATCTTCAAAAATACTAAAATCCTCAAATGGTAAAAGTAAATTGCCATCCACTACACAAATTGTAAGTACTGTATTTGAAGGAAAGTACGATATATTATTTCTCTTTAACTTATAAATTAATTCATTATTTGTTCCTGGAGTAATTGGATCTAAAATATCAATTTCTTTCGAGTTGTATCCTTTTAAATATTCAATACTTATATCATTAATAGTATCAGATAAATTTATAGGATCATATGGTCTAGGAGGATTAGTAAAGATAATTTTATCCCCAAAAATAGTATAATCGATACCTGGTCTTAAATACTCACCATAAATTTTTACAATTAAATGTTGTGCTGATTCTGGAAATAGTGGTATATTATTAAGTACTAGATCAAATTCTGTCTCATTACCGTCAAATAATAAATATGGATTAAAAGTTTCTACAATTTTTTTACGAAATTCTAAATATGAAAGTCCTGCCGACAAAATGATAGATGGAGATTTTTTTGTCTCTTCATAATAAATTATTTCATCATTTATTAAAATTGTTCCGTCTCTATCTACAAAACCATCTGTAGTCTCTACTTCAATATTGACAGTATCACTAGAAATATTGGATATCAGTGAAGTAGAACCATCCAATTTGGTTAAATCATATTTTGATAAATCAAAATAATTTGCTAAATTATTTACTATACCTATAGGTCCAGCAACTCTTTCCTGGGACTTATAATAGTAAGATAAAAATTGCTCAAAAAGTGGGCTACTATCCTTAATAAAATCAGGTAATTGATTTAAAACCGAAAGTGATACTGATGCGTTTTGCATTTTTTATTAACTCTCTTTTTACTATTTAACAGACTTATGAGAAGCAAGATCCAGCGCCAGGAGTTGCTACTGGACTTGTAAAGGTGAATGTAGATGGAGTTGGATTAAATGTGCTAGGATCTCCAGCACTGCCTCCTGGACCAGATTCGGGTATTCCATCTCCAATATTAATAGTTGGAACTGGAATAGTAAGAATTGAACCAGGAGGTGCAGGAGTTGTTGCAGGATTTTTTGGTTTTATTGATATAGCAATTAGTGGTGGGTCTCCATCACCATCAGGACCATTAATTGTTGTTAGTGGTCCAACTTTTACTTTGCCAGTATCGCAGTCATATGTTCCTGCCTCTTTATTTGTGATGATTTTTTTATTATTATCTATGTAATAACTAATCAATTTTCCAGCACCATCATCTTCCAAGAATTGTGGTTGGGTGACACCTGGAGTGTAAAATTTAGATGATCTAACTGTTTCCCCAGTAGCTGAATCGCAAGCACAATCCAATTTAACATTAAAATTAATATCCCAAGATTTTGGTGTGGTTAAATTTTCATATGCAATAACTTTATAAGGTGTTACGCCAAATTGAACATCTTGTATGTTTGGATCTGCATCAAGTATAATTTTTTGCAATTGAGATAAGGATAAAGTTTTTCCAAAATTACCCAAATCTTCTCTATTTCCATACTCCTGTATTGCCGCAAGAATTTTTTTTCTAATATCATCCGAAGTATTTTGATTGACAGCACCAGTTCCATCATCAGACAATACACTTCTAAATGTTGTGGCAGAAACATATAAAGTTAAATTCATAAAAATTTCTTCAGGATCTGTAATAACAGTTTCTACGGATGCCATAGAGTATGGCTTTAATTTTGCAATAATATCTTTTTTGGTTAGATTATTTAATTTATTGCCAGTAGTTGTTTTAATTGTTACTATTACTTTTCCATATTGAGGAGGATTTAATAATTCCCCTCCAAACGCATTAACATACCTTGCATTTGGATATATGTTTCTAATAATTGCTTCAAAATCGTTAGAGGTAACGGCTCTGTTCTGTGCAGAATAATATTTTGGAGCGTTAAATTTTATTGAAGAAAGTGATTCTGCAGATGCACCCAATTGAGACTTATCGGTTAAAATTAAAGTAACATCTGTAATTGGATTATCATTTGAATCTATTACTTTTCCAATATAACCCATAGAGTTTATGTTGTTTGCAGATGCACCCGATGTTTTCACATATTCGATATAAATTACTTCGTTATCAACTAATTTTCTACCAACAACTCCGTCCCCAAAAACAATTTCATATCTCCTATCATCTGCTTCATTTAAGAAAAATATTTTATCTATACTTTCTACCGCTGTAACGTTTGAAACTAGATTGTACCTATCATATGTGGTTGATTGAATATCTGGTCTAACATAAACTTTTAATGTATCAGTATCTACGTTATCGTTTGGAATAATATAATGCTGTTGAAGTTTATTATTTACGGTATATTGATAGGATAATAAGGATCCTTCGTATACTTTTAAACTTTCAAATAAAGCTATTCCTGTGGACTTATCAACGGATACTGTCTTATCATCTAGTACAACAAAAGTATATGCAACTCCATTAACGTTACCAACAGAAACATCACCTTTTTGTAAAGTAGCTGTAGATGGATATGTTCCATCTACAGTAATTTCAGTTTGAGCTGCTAGTGTAATACATGCTTTAGCCGAAGAAATTGATCTTGGGGTGTAATTTAATGATTTAGCTAATGAAATTACATTATCTCTTATCGAAGCACTATCTAAAAATAGTTCATTAATTGCCATATTGGCATTAAATGCACTATAATACGTATTGTATGCTAGTACATCTATTAGATACGAAAGAGTAGACCCAGTAAAATCATAATCTGTGAACTCATTTCTAGTTCTTAAATATGATTTAATTGACTCTCTAATATCGTCAAAGTCTATGTTTATTAAATTGGTTGGTTTCATTAACTTGCTGGCCTTTCTAGTATGAACTGATTTGATATAATTTTCGGTTCGCCAATAATTCTATAAGTTACATTAACCACCACAGTATCTTCGTTTTCTATTACAGCAACAGATACATCATCTAAGTCAATACGATTTTCATAGTTATTAATTACAGTAGTAATTTTTGTTTGTAAATCAATCGCAGAAAAAACATCAAGAGGTTCAAAAAGCATATCATAAAGAGAAGAACCTATCGTTGGTTGCATCAGTCGTTCACCATATCTTGTTTGTACAAGATTTTTTAATGCTTGTGTAATTGCATTTTCATTTTTCACAGCATAGATATCATTTGTAATTGGATTTTTTCTAAAATCTACATTAAGATCTTTATAGGATCTAATGAGTTGAATTTCATCCTCTGATCTTCTAGCCATTAAAGTAAATTTATACTTATCTATGCTTATTTATACTGTTTAATGCCATCTTTCTACATAGTCATCAAACCCACCTTTCCCTCCACAAGGTCTAGAATAACGATCGTTTGGAGGTTCATTTAACTTTTTTTTAAACATTTTTAGGTATTTGTCAGCTTGTATATCCGTAATTAAACAAACTGTACCAAAATTTTCTTCCATAATACTTGTAATACGGTCAGGATTTGGATTTTTTGCCATCTGTTTGCTCCATAAGGGTTAAACAGAACTTTTTACGGGGTTGCTATCCCGAAATTTGGTGTGAAATTTCGTCCTAGAGTAATATTTTGATCAATTCTTATTTCAGAATTTCTAAAAGTCCAACATTCTCCACTAGTATTAAGAAAAACTACCCATTCTAGGTCATGTTCTTGCGATCTATCTATAACAAAAAAAGCCCAGCCCTTACCTTTTGGGGTAAAAACTGGGATTTGTGGATTAAGTTGAAGCATTTTTACTTATCTTCCTTGTCCGCGATACTTTTTGCGAGCTCCATTACGACTTGTTGCTGCATATTTTGTGCCCAATCCCCTACCTTGGCGAGATTTTTTAGGAGGACCAGGAATATAATTAGATTTTGTAAGTGATCCTTTAGATTTTGCCATACTATCTCCTTAAAGACTGTTTGATTTTACCACATTTTTTGCTATTTGCCAACTGTAACAGTTTTTGCACCAACTCCAATTGTAGCAGTACATGGTGGACCCAATTTATCGCCAACTGTTGCTAATGGTCTACCTTCAACTAATACTGTTTTTCCTGTTGCTATGACTGTTCTTGGATGCCCTGCACCGAAAGAATCTTCAGTTGTCAATAAAGAGCAACTACAAGGATCTTCTTTTGGTGTGGTACAGCCAGCTTGTGGAGTTGGCCACATATTTTTTACAATATTGACACAATCAGATTTGTGAAGTATCAATTGATCTCCATCTACTAACGGTATCTGACCTTCAATTTTTACAGTTTTAACTGCAGTACCTGGATTTAAGTGTGTAAGAGGTGTTGGAGGCCAGTGACATGTAGAAATCATCTTTGCCAAAGGAAGAACTTTACACACCGCATTTGCTGGAGGGCATGGTGGCTGAGAGCAAACCGTAGTATCATGAATATTTGCAGGAATACATTTACCTTCTCCTGTACAAGTTCCAGTCGAAACAGCTGCTAATCCTGGCATAATTATTCTATATAAAAATTTGGACTTGAAAGTTGTGTAGCAGCTCCAGACAAATATTCAGTTACTGCTGAGATAACATTATTTATGGCTTGTTCGTCATATCCAATTATATCTTCATAGTATCTTGAACAAATGGCATCATATGGATTTCCATATTTGTTTACAGCAGATACAAAAGTTTCAGTTTCAAGAGTTCTATCATGAAGAATTTCCAAATTTCCACTGAATTCATAATCTCTACATCCTTCAACTACCCGCTGATCTGCAAAAAAAGTTCTAACATTTGCTCTTGTATATCCTCCAAAAAGTGTAGTTGAATATGGTAATGTATATGAACCAAATGGTATACCTCTATTTACACCATCTGCCTGTCCATTATAATAAGATGGAAATGCATATAACTGACAATATGCGTCTGCAATATCTACATTCTCTGCACCATATTGATTTTTCATAGTATTATAAGTTGATAAAACTGTTTGATTTGTATACAAACATTCAGTACATGGACCACGAAGTTCAGTTTCATTTTTTGTTCCAACCTTAGCTCCAACTAAAATTTTCACAAATGTATTTTTTCTTGGGTCTGGGCAATATGATTGTATTAAATATCTTGTTTCATTAGTTGCACATGGAAGATTAAAAAATCCGTATTTTGCTTTTTTTATAGAAGCACCATCATAAACAAATGTTCGATTTTCATCCAAATCCATTTGCCACATACTATTAATATTATCTTCAAATGTTTTGTCTATGTTATTAAGGACGGTATTAAACTGTTTGTTACTTGTACCACTGACAAGTCCATTTTTTGTATAGAATTCTCTAAATTTTTTATCATAGTATTGCCCATCACTAACATTATTGACTGAAATTTTTATCGATTCAATTTGAGATAGCGTCTTTGATGAATACTCGTCAGTTGGACGTACTGGAGAAGATGATGGGGTTTTAATATCCACACTGGTTACACTCGATAGACTATTCAATTGAACTTTCTGCTCAGATGTTAATCCCGAATTTATCTTTTCCTGCATTTTCGAATCAATTTTTCCATCATTAATTAATTTAATTTGAGTATTTGAAAATGATTGAAAAATTTTAACATTATTTTTTGTTTGAGTGTCTGCAGATTTTAATAATTTTTCATAATCGGAATTTTTTTTAGATACATGATCTTTGTTTCCTGGGGGCAAAAATGCCTGAGCAGACTCTTTGGACATTCCACTTTTTGGTCTCACATAAACCTGAGCATTTTTTTGTTTTGTTAATTGTTTAATTTGACCTTTTAATCGAACAGTATTCTTTTGACTGTATGCCGCATCTTGAATTTGAGTATAATCTTTTTTAGAAAATCCAGATTTTTCTTGTATTGTTGTTTTTATTTTTGATATATCAAATTTAGATTTTCCTGTGAATGTTCCTTGTGCATCTAGAACTGGAGTTTGGTATTTTGTCGGATTTTCATTATCAAATTGATATTCATATTTTTTATATGAAGTATTTGCCATTCTTTTAAATGCTTCGGATTTATCAAATAACTCCATAGCACCACTTTCTTCTTTAGAGGTTTCGGATTTCTTAACATCCTCTGTGATAATACTTCTTGCAATATATGGCACGGCAACTCCAGGTGGTTTTGTTGAGGAGTACCCCGCACCTCCATCAGTTACTGTAACGCCTGTTAAATAACCATTACTAAAAATTGGTTTAGCAAATGCTTGCTTTTTTCCAACTCCTCTAGATCTCTTATATGCTTCCTCTGGTTCAACTCCTTCCTTTATTAAATTTAAATATGTATTGGTGTCTACATAACCTGGAGGAGGTTGTATAGCAATTATAATAGGATCCATGGAAGAATTTTGCAAATTCTTTCCAGGTTTTAAAATTTGAATTGATGTAACTCGTCCATTTTCTACTACTGCTTGAAGTTGTGGTTTAACAACATCCAAATCTTCTTGAGGAACATCACTATTTGCTTCTGCTGTAACATATAATATTTCTTTTCTTTGAAATTCATATCTGCCAATAATAGCGGCTCTATCTGGAATACCCCATCCTGCTTTGACTGTTATTATGGCACCAGAAGAACTACTGTACAAAGTATCTTTAGTAAAATTTGATGTGCCATCTTCCAAATAAGCAACATGCATATTAAAATCATCATCACTGTGTTTTACATCCGAAACTGTCCATCCATTAATTGTATCTCCAATTTGAACCTTTTTCGCTCCTTGACTCCAATCACCATCGGCAGTTCCCGACATCATTAAAGCAACACCAACACGATTTGGATCTGAAGCATTAGGATAGTATAAGTAGTATACATTTTGATTGCTGTAAACTGTTCCATCCCCAGATTCATAATTTGATCCATATCTAATGACTTTAAGTATCTTCCAACGAGTATAATACTTTTCATCTTCAGCATCATAATATGATGTTATCTCACATCGAATTATAGTTCCATTTGGAATTGAATAATCTTGTATTACTCTAGTTCCATTAGTTTTCCAAAATTTGCCTTGAGAAGACATGTAGGATCCAATTCTAGTACCATTCCAAGCTTCATAGAATCCCATACTTTCTAAATTTGTCCCTACAGATGCACTTACCTGCTTTGGTTCACCAAAATGAAAAGTGTGAGGTATATTTTTTTTAATTGAAGTAGTTTGTAATGTATTTCCACTAGTAGGTTCAAATTTAACTCTACCAATTCTTACATACTGACCTCCAGAAGCACCACCACCCAAAGGTGATCTTGTTCTACCATTTTCTCTACGAACCCATACATCATACTCTACATTTGGTTGTACAGAACTTTCTCCTGATGCAAGTCTATATGAATTAAACTTTACCTTTGAAAATAAACGAGCACCACCAGAGTAAGATGGTATATCATCTCTAACTGATGGTCTCCAAGTTGCATTTATATAAGCAACTGGTGAAACTTCTGGTTTTTGTGGAAAGTAATTAGATCCATAATTAATTGGTACAACCATCATATCTGTTGTATATCTAATCTTATCAACATCTGCAAAAGCAAGTATTTGCCCAGAACCAAAGGTGTACATATTAATTCCACCAAAATAATTAAAGACCTCAGTATTTGAAGATCCAGTGGTAGTATTATATACTGTTTCATAAGTGCCATAATCTGTTGCCACACTGGATCCAGCAACAGTATATGAAACTGCCCATCCAAGATAGCTCTTAAATTTTAAATTAGTGGATGCTAATTGAGATCCACCATAAGTAAAAGCAATTCTTTCTTGTCTAGTTCCAACGGTCCAAATTAGTGGATATTGATCTTTTTCTTCTTCTGGAGTTATTTTTCCATCTTCCAATTCATAATAAATGAAAGATTCTGTCGGACTGCATGGACATGTGTATGGTACTTTTTTAATTCCATAATATGTTTGATAATTAGTTGCTTTTCCACCACTTGTACTGGAAAGTGTATACATGTAATAACAATAGACATGGCATGGTTGACCAGTTACTCCATTAGAAGTATCATACAGATATGAAAACCAAGTGTCTGAAGATATTGGTTCAAAACTTTGTTCCGATGGATAGTGATCCCAGTATCTTACTTTACTTGGAACACCAGCAGTTCCATATGTTCCTCTAGAAAATGTAGGCGGGCATAAGACACCATCATTTTGCCACCAAAATCCACTAGGAAGAACTTTCCTAACCTTGCCTGCATTTGGATTCTCGATACCGCCAGTACCATAATTTACTTGAGTACTATTTGGATCAGTTCCTCCAGTACCATTTGATGTATGTTTTGCAGAGTTCTCACACACATCATCATAGTAATACATGATTTTGTCACGATTCCATTTGGGTACATTAATTCTGCTCGTATCCCAAACAGGTGAAATTTTTCTAGTACACTGTACTCCACATGGAGTTCCGCAAACAGATCCACTGCCATCTCCATCTGGAGTAAAATTTGGACAAGTATCTTTATTACAAGCCATTCTATAGGATTATTTCTTTTCCAAATTATTTAGACGACCATAGATGTAATCTAAGTTTTCCTTTAGTGAAAGATAGTCTCCACGATCTTCAGGACGATAACGAATTTTACTTAATAGAGTAGTTGTATATTCTTCAATATTGTCTAATCTTTTGATAATTGATTTGCAAATTTCATTTAAAACTTCATGAGCAACTTCATTATCTTTTGCAATATACATCAAATCTCCTTCAGATGCACTTTGACTTCTGCGAAGTAGTTTTGTTAATTCTGTTTCAAACATCTTTCATAATCCCTTTGAGTTTTTTCGCGCAGCGAACGCGCCACGCGCTATTTTTCTTCCTTGAACATACGGAAACCAAGTCCGTCGTCCTCTAACTCATAACGAAGGACATCGCCCTCCATGAGTCCTAATTCATCGACAATCTCCTGAGGGAACTCAAGAATGAGATCGCCCTCTGGAGACTCTTGTAATTCTATGATAAATTTACGTGACATATTCCATGACCCGAACGAAATAACCGAATTCTGAGTTGAGATTCCTTGCGAAATCTTCTGCCTGAATATATGTATCAAAAAACATAACTTCACTTTCCCAATATTCATCATTCATATAGTCTTCGTTTCCTATTCTCAGATGACCTTCGTGTGTTATTTCACATAATGGACGAAAAACCTGCCGTTTGGGATTGGGAAAAGACACCTCCAAGAACCACTTAGTAATCTTGGTATCCACCGCTTCCATACGAATCCTTCCATTCTTTGCTATTGGCAATTTCTAAAACTTTTTTCCGAACTGGTGTGAGTTCACTTTCATCTACACCATCGGGATTTAATCCGTAATTTTCTCGGATTTCTCGATATTCATCCCTGCTTATGAAGGTGGGAGTCTCATCGATATAGTCTGAGATAAGTCTCTTAAACACTCCCAGGGCAGCTTGTTCGTCACTTGCAAGCACTTGGATAAACTTAACGTCTTTCGATTCTCTTTGTTGATATCTGATAATATGGGTTTTCATGATAATTTTTTGGCGCGAAATTTTTTTCATGAAGGGACTCCGAGGGGGACCCTTTCGAATAATATTTAGGGGTATACTTAGATGCCTTCCGTAACACTTTATAGCTTACATAGGACCCATTAATTTAATATAAGGGCCGCCCCCGACCCCGAAAACCCGCGCCACGACTGGGATCTGGGCGGAGTTCGTTATACTTAAGGGGGGCATTTGACTGCCCCCGATATACCTAACAGGTCAGAAGTCGATATACTCCAGGGTGGGCATATTGCCAGTCTGGATATCATCGTCACCCTCGCTGATTGCATCGTTGGCGATAACATCGAGAATGCTCAGAATCTCGTTGCCAGTGTTACCTTGACGCAGCATGGAGATGAGAACTTGCTTAGACATAGTTGGGTTGTTCGTTGTTAGTTAGTGTGTGGTGGGTAGTT